GGCGTTGTTGATCGTAGAAAAAATGACGCATAAGAAATATAGACTTAAATGTCCGTATTGTGAAAAAACATTAAAGTTATACCACACAAATTGGACAGCAATAGTTTGTATTCATTGCAAATTTGAAATATATAAAAAATTTATTTCAATACAAGAAAGGAAAACATGACAAATAAAAGAAATACGCAAATTGAACTAAGCAAAGCTTGGAACAAATCGGTTGTAAAAAAATTACCCGTATCGTATAAAAAGGACGGAATTGATTACGTTGAACATACACAAGTAACGCAGAAATTAATTGCATTGATCCCCGACGTTCAAATGGAATTGTTAGACGTGTTTTATGATACGCATTACAATATGGACGGGGATAAACTAACAATTCTTACGGGTTGTTCATACAAAATAAGCGGAACTATTGACGGGCAATTTAGATCAGTAGTTGAGGCAGGAATGTGTGATAAGCCGTTTGAAGTAGAAAATAGACGTTCAAGTAATAATGGCGAAAGATTAAAAGAATGTATTAGCGACGCCGTAAAGCGTTGCGGTATGCGACTTGGAATCGGCATTGAGCTTTATGATACTAACGCATGGATTAGTTCTTATTTAGATCCAAAGCCAAAGCCAAAAGCTAAAGAAGTAAAACCAAAAGCAAATAATGAAAAGACAAAGCCTAAAGTAGAAAATGATAAACCTGCTGAATTTGGTAAAGTAATAACCGCAGAGGATTTAGCAAAACAAATAGCTGAAAAAAAATCTCTTAATAAATAGATAGAGCGGGACGAATCCCGCTCTAAGAAAGGGCTACAATGCAAATAAATGCACAATTGTATTTTTCCATTATACCCGAATGGCTCACTAATAGTGAAGTTTCCGACAATGCTTTTCGAGTATATTCCGTACTATGTAGATATGCGGACAAAATTGACGGATCATGTTGGCCAAGTATTAAATCAATTGGTCAAAAATGTGGTAAATCTCCAAGTACAGTAAAACGCGCTTTAAAAGAATTAGAGAAAATTGGAGCAATTGTAATTGATCCCCGATATAACGACGACGGACAAACAAGTAATTTATATACAATAATTTACAATCCTGCGTTCAAAAATGAAAAAGGGCAGGCCAAAATTGAACAGGGGGGCATATCAAATATGGACTACAAACCAAAGTCAATTAACCAAAGTCAATCTAGTGAGCGCTATAAAATATATAGCGCGTTATCTATTGCTTTAGATTACGAGCCAAAAACAAAAACAGAAATTAGCGGATTCAACAAAGTCGTAAAAGATATTTATACGGCAGGTGGAACTCCCGACGAAGTTGCGGATCGGGTTAAAATTTATAAAGCAAAATGGAAAGATATTACATTAACACCGTTTGCAATATCTAAAAATTGGACATTATTAGGCCAAATGGTAGATGAAAACAAGCCACAAAAGGTGCATGATTGCGCCATAGACGGCCATAAATGGCGAGATACGGGATATGTGGGGCAATACCGCCTATTTTTATGTTTATATTGCGGAAAAGAAAAGCAAGAAAATTTGGAATAATACTTGCAATTAAATCTATGATTGGTATATTTGAGTTATGACTAACGGGAGAACAATGCAAAACATTTCTAAATCACATATAAAAAATTTGTTAAATGGCGAATGCAACAATTGTGATCGGCCATTACATAGGGGGATTGCTAACGCAATCTACTCTAATAAACAAGAACAAGCAATTGCGGTATGCAGTAATTGTATGTTGAAAAATAGCATAAGGGGAGAATATCAATTATGAGAATAAGAATGAGTAATAGAATAGGCACTAATGTTGTGGTTGATGTTGAAAACAGTAAAAACATTGAGTTCAGCATTACTAAAAGACGAACTCTATTAAACAATCGTAAATATTTTAAAATACGATTAGAAAGCGAAAGCGGGGATAATTTTTCATTAGATTTAAACGAGAATCAATTAGAAGAGTTATCTCAATTGTTTGATCTATATAATAAAAATTATAAAGACAAAAATTGTGATAGTAATACAAGTAAGCTTGAAACAATCATTAGTGATGAAAGGGGACAAGCATGAATTACGGGGAGATGTGGCTACTTACAAACATGTTTAAATATTTAGCCATTGTTGGAATTGCAACGCAATTAGTTTTGTGGATTGGGCAATTTCTTGACAAGTATGGATTCTTTAACGAGCCAAGTACATTTGGCGACGATTTAGATTACATATACAAACAATTAGACGCGGGGTTAGTTTTGGATCCACCGCAATATTGGAAAGAGGGGGACTATGAATCAAATGTCGTTAGGCCAAGAACAAGTATTTGATACAAGCGTTGAATTACCGCAAAAACAACGCATACTAAATACTTTAAAAAATTCTAATACATGGGTTTGCGGTACAACATTTCAAAGAATGTTTATCCCAACGTATAGCCAAAGAATAAATATTGATCTAAAAAAAGACGGCCACAAAATATTTTCTAAGCCATGTCAAATTGTTGGACATAATCATAGAGGGCAGGTTGCAATGTATAGATTAATTTTTGAAAACATTGGAGGTAATAATGCCTGACATAGTATTTATGGACGGAGACGGAAACGAAATTAAAAAAAGTATATATGAAATAGATTCTATTGACGATATTGAAAACGCCTTTATTGAACTAGGCGTTATTAAAAAAAGGAAAAAAAATGTTCGTAAGAAAAAATAATAATAATTTATTTAATGAATTATTTAAACATTTATTTAAAAACCCAAACAATGTTTTATTTTATGTTAAAAATTTAATTTTTAAAAATGATAAAACGCCAAAAGAAATACGATTGTTTAAATGCTTTATGTGTAGTGAAAATTTTGTATTTCCATTAACAAGTAAAGACTATACGGCTTGTAATGAATGTTGGAAAGATTTATAAATGAATAGATTAAAACGTTTATTTATATTATGGCGCCATGATCGGCTAAGCGATTATTTGTTTAGAAAGAAAATTAAAAAGCAGGGCGGATTATCAAGAGAATTTCTTGAATCATTGGAGATAAGAGAAAATGAATAATATATATCAACTATTAAGCGGGTGGTGGAATTGCAGACTTTGTAACGCCAAATTGTTTTTTAAAAATTTTATGGGCGTAAAACATGTAATACAAAATGAATTTTTTACTTTAGTTGATGACGTTTATATAATGACATGCAAAAAATGTCATTTAGAAAGGCAATAATGCACCAAAATGAATTAAATAAAAAGCGTATAGAACGTGATATGAAAGACAATAAGGTAAGAATGATTAGCGTTCCCGTAGAAATTAAATTTATTTGCTCTAAAGATATGTCAAATAATCCAAAAGAAGTTGAAAAACATGTAAGCGATCTAGTACAAACGGGGCTTGAATACAATGTAAAGCCATTTGTTAGCGAATCCCCACTAGAATTTGTTGAATTATCTGTTAAAATACATACAAGTTTTAAATATTTCGACTAACCTATTCGTTCCCCGTTTGGTTAGTACGACCCCCGCGCTAAGAACTAGCAATAGCAATACAGCGCGGGGACTTTTTCTTATAAATATACTTGCAATTAAATCTATGATTGCTAACGTTGTGATCAGTACAAAACAAATAACGAAAGGGAACGAATGAGTACTAGAGCAACAATACAAGTAATAGGCGCAGAGGAATCAATTTCTATATACAAGCACCATGACGGATATGTAAAAAACGGATTGGGCGAGTATTTAGGTATATTCATGAGCCATGCGGAATCAAGTAAAAATACATTTGGATCAATTGCAAGAATGCAACCAACAAGCTTTCCAAGTAGATTTTCTGCATGGGGATTACAACAATTTGGATCACAAGCATATTTACATGAATTGCAAGTAATTGCATTAGAAACACATTGCAACGTTGAGCAAGACACATATATGCGACATGGCGACACCGAATACCACTACACAATAGAAAATGGAAAACTATTCGTACAAGTTAGAGATTGGGACAATATGGAGCAAAATGGCGACAAACATTGGACATTATTTGCGCCAAAGGTTGAATTACTAAACGTTAGAGAAAAAGATTTCTCTATGATTAAATTTTCAAAGACAATAGAAAATTTATAACCTCCGTATAGTACGGCAAAGATCCCCGCGAATGATACTAAAGCGGGGATTTTTGTTAATATAATTAAGAGCGCATGAATAATAAACCATATAAATTAATAGACGAGGGGATAAGATCCCGATTATTACAAGCAATAAGGCTTGGATCATATATTGAACATGCTTGTTTTTATGCGGGGATTGATAGCTCTACATTTAGAAAATGGCGCCAAAAGGCCGAAAAGGACATTGAGCCGTATAAATCATTTTGGAAAGAAGTACAACTAGCCGAATCAGAGGCCATTATGCGCCGTTTAGCGCGTATTGAAAAGGTTGCAGAGGAGGGCAATTGGCAGGCGGACGCATGGGTTTTAGAGCGTAAATATCCCGATAAATTTGGTCGTAGAGATAGAATCAACGTTAATCTTGATCCAAACAAACCCGTAGAGGTAAATTTAGAATGGGCGGACGGCCAAGCATTAGATAGAGAAAAAGAAATAGTAATAGAGCAAGAGGAAGAATGATATTTGACGAAGTATTACTTGATGATTTAGATGACGAATTAATTATAAATCCCGAAAATCACGATATAAAAAAGATAAAATGATATTGGCGCGTGTATTAGTGATTTTTGTAAATTACTTATATTCTGCGCCATTTAAAATATAATCATGGAAACCGAAATAAAATCATCTATACAACAAAAATATAAAGTAAGACTTCCATATTTACATGACGGCCAAAAGCTAGTTGCTCAAAGCAATTCTCGGTTTAAAGTATTATCGGCAGGGCGACGTTGGGGCAAAACTAGACTTGGCGTATGGCTATGTTTAGAAAAAGCATGGAATGGAGGCCGTGCTTGGTGGATTGCGCCAACGTATGCAATGGCTTTGGAGGGTTGGAAAGATTTGAGAAATATTGGTATTGAATACGGAACAGAGGTAAAGGAAAGCGAAAAAACAATTATTACACCTGTCGGTGGCTCCGTGTCAATTA